GTGCCGCGCTGTCGCCGCCCCCGCCACTAACCGTACCAGCACCGCCCCCGTGGGGCTCGTCCTAACCGGCTGGCACTCAGGATGTCACTGTGTTTTTAGGCTGGCCCTTCGCTGGGTCCAGGCAGGTGGCCGATTCGGCCGGGGTTAGTTCAGCACCGTCAGTTCGGGGTTAGGGTTGAGGGGTTGATGGGGTGGACACGCCTGAACTATAAGTTAACACAGGGTATCACACATGACAACCCCCTGCCCGAGGTTTATTTGAAAAGGGGCTGTTTACCCGAGCCAGTCCTGAAGACTATCTTCTGATAGCCCGCTTGGTCTGGACATCACTTGCTTTGAGGGCTACCGGACGCCAGGTTAACCTCGGTCCCCTGGCTCAGGCACAGCCCGACCCAGCCGATCGGTTCCTCGGGGTTATGGCTCCCGGCCCCAAAAGGTCCTCATTAAGGCTTTTACCCGGCCTGGATAGAAAGGTCACTGTGGTTCCTTGACAGCCCCCACAAGCCTCGATTTATTTTTAAGGTGACCCCCGGCTAGGGGTTAGGGGGCTAACCTTTACCCAGGCAATATATAGTCAGCCGCTATAGAATCCAGGTAGGTTAGCTTGGCAATATATATTCCTCAGGTATGGAATCCAAGAGGGTTAACCCTGTTCAAACCCCCGGCTAGGGTTATGGACTTGGGGCTGTTTCAGATTCCATGTGGGAGCCATCAGACTCCGATTTCTGATTAACTCGGCCCCTGGCCTTATAGCCTTCTACAGCCCCCTCTTGGATTACCCAATCTCTCCCCAGTTTAGTTGCCTTGAGGATCTTATTCTTGCAGAGTTGCAGGACTCTGCTACGTGTGATTCCCAGAATCTCCGCTGCTTGTTGAGTGGTGAGCATAATCGTTTTCTCCTTTCCTTTCACTTATGATAATACGATTGAATCTGAATGTAAAATAAAAAATATTAAATTTATTATTTTTCGCTTTCAATTTAATATTATTTCCATTATACTTGGAATCATTATGTCTGACGACTTCATCAGAAAAGCATTCAAAGGTAATGGAAACGGAAATGGGAATGGGAACGGGACAAAGTCTCGTGGTCGTCCCAAAGGATCAAAGAATAAATCTAAGATATTGCGACTCAAGGACGAGACTAAGAATTCTTGCAAAGAATTAGTAGGGTACAGGGCTCAGACTCTTACTCAGGATATTCTTGATGAGGAGACTCGTCTGGCCTTCAGTGATATAAGGGGTCTCTTCTTCAAGGGTGATTGGTCATTGGTTCCCCCCTCTGAGTTGCCTGATGATGTTGCTCGGTGCATCTCCTCAGTCCAGGTCTCTGTTCGGTATATCCCCCAAGGTATGGACGCAGAACCCATAAAGGAAGTTACCTACAAATACACCTTTTGGGATAAGGGTCGTGCTTTGGAAAGGCTCAGTAAGCATCTGGGTCTCTATGAGAAGGATAACGTTCAGAAGCCCCCGCCCCAGGTTACTATGATCTTGGAGCAGGGGAATGTGCAAATGGCGCTTCATACGGCTCAGGTGGCTGTCCTGCCTGGGCCGGGCAATGGGTATGATTCATCGGATTTGACTTAATGGAAGCCTCAAGAGAACTCCAGCCTGTTCAGGTTGATCTAAGGCTCCAACCGAAACAGGCTATCGCATTCCAAACAAACGCAACTGAAGTATTGTATGGTGGTGCCAAGTATGGTGGTAAATCACACCTTATGCGTGCCGCCATGATTTACTGGTGCTGTGCTATTCCTGGGCTCCAATGCTACCTGTTCAGGCGAATAGGCCCGGACTTGTGGCGCAACCACATGACTGGCCCCGGCTCCTTCTTCTCACTGTTATTACCCCTTATGGCTGAAGGGTATGTCAAGTTCAGTGGCAGGGGTTCATGGGAGTTCTGGAATGGTTCCAAGATCCATCTCTGCCACTGTCAGCATGATACCGATATGAATAACTACCAGGGCGCTGAGATGCACGTTCTTGGTATTGACCAGTTGGAACAGTGGCCCAAGGCAGTCTACGTATTCCTAAGGGCACAGGTTCGGCTTGGCGGTCTCCAACTCCCTCAAGAATACATCGGTAAATTCCCAAGAGTATTGAACAGTGCAAATCCAGGTGGTATTGGCCATAACTGGATTAAGGCTGATTTTGTTGATATCGCTCCAGAGTTCGGCATCACACAGATGCCCGCTGATCAGGGTGGAATGAAGCGCCAATACATTCCTGCCAGATTGGAAGATAATAAGGTAGGGACTGAACTTGACCCTGGTTATGAAGACAGGCTCAAGGGCCTTGGTAGCCCCGCCCTGGTCAAGGCTCTACGCTGGGGTCTCTGGGATATTGTGGCGGGTGGTGCAGTAGATGATGTCTGGGACCCTGATATTCATGTCATCCCTCCCTTTCAAATCCCCTCTATTTGGAGAGTGGAGCGAGCACTGGACTGGGGTAGTAGTCGCCCTTATTCTGTGGGGTGGTGGGCGAAGGCTGATGGCTCCTCTGTCACCCTTGCTGATGGAAGCTGCAAAACCTTTCCTCCTGGAACCAAGTTCAGGATTGCTGAAGACTACGGTTGGAATGGTAATCCAGACGAGGGATGCAAACGTCTACCTGCAGAAGTAGCTCGTAGAATACAGGGCATTGAAGAGAATCTACCATACAAGAATCAGATAAGGCCTGGCCCGGCTGATTCCTCCATCTTCGATAGTGACAGCCCTATTGCCAACGATATGGCCAAGGTAGGGATAAGGTGGACAGTTGCAGACAAGCGCCCAGGTAGCCGGGTTGCCGGCCTGGAGAAGCTCCGTGGTATGCTGTTGGCCTGTGTAGAAATAGACACTACTACTCGGTTGCCCAAACGTGATATTCATGGGCGAATGATTCCTAAGATTCCAATGGAGGAACCTGGTCTTTATGTTTTTGATACGTGTCGTCACTTTATCAGGACTATCCCTGTGTTGCCCAGGGATGATAAGAAGATTGACGACGTTGATACCAGTGCCGAAGATCATTGTCTCCATGGGGATACGCTGGTAGATACTGATAAGGGTCAAGTCAAGATTAGGGAACTTGTAGGAATTGAAGGCACTGTACGGACTATTGGAGGTTGGACTTCCTTTTCTCATTGTAGAATGACCAGAAAGAATCAGGAACTTGTCCGGGTTACTCTGGATGATGGACGTTTTATTATATGTACTCCAGATCATAAGTTTCTAACCGCTATAATAGGGTGGGTGGAGGCTAAGGATTTATGCGGGTTGAAATTATCAGCAAAACGATTCAAAAATTCAATGGGGTCAGATACTACCTCTGTGGGAACTATTTCCAGAAAAAAGGGAAACGGTTACATATTGTCGTTTGGGAGTTCCATTACGGGCCTGTTCCAGAAGGTTTCGTTGTTCATCATGTCAAAGATTCCTTCCATAACCAAATTGAAGAGCTGGATGCTTGGCTGGATGAAGACCATGCGTCCTATCATGCTCTCAGAAATAACCATTCAAAATGGAATGAATCCAGTCGAGCTGAGGCTGTTAAGTGGCATGGGAGCAAGAAAGGGATTGAATGGCATAAGCAGCAGTATGAGAAGCATTGTAGAGCTGCCATTGAAGCCTCTAAGGTGGAAAAGCCCTGTGCTATCTGTGAAACTATCTTCCGAGGGAAGGCTTACGCAAAGTATTGTTCAGGAAAATGCCGGGCGACTGCCAGAAGAAGGCGTATGTCCAATAGTCAAAAAGGTTGAATCTGCTGGCCGTGGTGATGTCTACTGCCTGGTGGCTAAAGAAACCCATGCTTTCTCTGTGGAAGGTGGGATTATTGTTCATAATTGTTATGACGAGACCAGGTACGCCATTATGACACCGATTCAAATAGCGAGTGTTCAACAAGCATCCAGATAAGTTTTTGGCTATAATAAGGGGAATAATCATGAAATTTTTGGAGAACCTGCTTGGAAAGATAAAAGTCCATGAAACCATCTGGGATAGACGAGCAAGAAGAAGGTTGCACCGTGTCGAGGCTAAACTCGACATAATCATAAAACTATTGGAGGAAAGATTTATGCCCACCCTTGATGAAGTTCTGGCAAAGGTAACAGAAGAAGGCACCGCAGATGACAGTATGATTGCTCTCCTTGCTGGTATCAAGCAACAGTTGGCCGATGCTCTCTCGGGCGCCACCCTGCCCCCGGCTGTCCAGGCCAAAGTGGATGCCGTATTCGATGCGGCCCAGGCCAATGTCACCAAAGTGAATGCAGCGATCAATGCGTAACATCTGATTCGGTTGATGGTATCTGATTAACGTGGCTTACCGGGGTCGGTTTCTTCCTCTTTCTCCGGCCCCGCCTCTTTTAAAGGAGGATACAATGAACAATGTAATCGAGAGGCAACCCGCCTGGTGAGGGCCTGGCTGGCCCTGTGCCTTGTTCTTATCGTCTCCACCACCGCCGTAGCGGGCGAATGGTGGGACAATGCCGCACCCCCTGTAGTGTATGGACATGAAGTTCCGAAGTCCTGGTGGGAAGCGGCAAAGCGAGGAGCAGCTCGCAATAATACCGACCCTTTTCGAATTATAGCAGCAGCGGCCATGGAATCAAATGTGGCGAAACATGGCTGGTATGGAGGCTGCTATGTGGTCAACTCCAGGAGATACATTGCCCCGATGGGCTATAATGTGGTCTGCTCGCAGTCCAGAGGTGGCAGGGTCCCTGATGTGGTCATGTGGAACCCAGAGCTACAGATGGAATGGGCAGCCAGACTCCTTTCCGGGAACCTGCACCGCCGTCTGGGGTCTTACAATGAGGTTCCAGACAAGGGCAACTACCGGGGCGATGTGATTAGGTTGGCCCACAAGCTGGAATGGCAAGCTCGAAAGATGGCACAAAATAAACCTTAGGAGATACCCCCCAATGTTTGTTACAGTAGGTTGGACAAGACATGAAGGCGCAGCGGCCCCGGAAACCTTTGAATGTGAAAAGGCCGTTATCACCGAAGAACCTATTAAAGTTCTCCTCCTGGAGAGCCCTGGTGAATCCATCTACATCATGCTGGATTCCATTGACTACTACAAGGTGGAAAAGGTAGCCTGATGACAGCCCCAACAAATCTATTCATCACACCTGCCTATCTAAACCCAGCCCAGTCTGAAAGGGACAAGGCACAACTCTGGCAAGATTGTGCCTGGGCCTATGATCAAGCCTTTCTCGGACCTTCCCATTGGGTGCAAGACCCACAAAACATTCTTTCAGACTGGGCTGATCATAACAAGTCCCTGGTCAACACTGAAGCATGCTTGGTAATGACATACAAGGGACAACTCTTCTTGGAGGCCTATCTACTCTTGATTAACAGGTGGGGCTTCCAAAGAATGAAGAACTTTGAGGACTGGGTGGCTTCTGTCTTTCGTGGCGGGGCTGCAATGATTTATTCCCGTTACAGTAATTGGGGGGCTTGGGGTCTTCTTGGCTGTACCCTTGCGGATACTATCTTGGGAAAGAGTCTTGTCCCCCATTCCAACAGATTCAATGAATTGATCTCCAAGGCAACGGATGATCATGGAGCCTTGTGGATCGAGGCTGAGCGTACGAATAGTGGAATGTGGTATTCCTATTTCTGTTTAGCCCCTATGCTCCGAGTGGCTCAGTTGCTCCCAGTGGACAAGTGGATGCTCTATGATCCACTCTGTTGGCTCTGGCAATATGTCTTAGACCCCCAGTCCTGGCCTTACAAGCCTAAGAAAGGTTTCTGGGGTTTCATCCAGAACATCTTCAAACCTCATGCCTCCAAACTGGAACTCCCAAAGAAGAATGACTGGCCAGGTGACCTGTATCATGTAGCTGGCATTGAGTTTGAACGAAATGACTGGCGTGATTGGGGCACCGGGCCTCCTTATTGGACAGACATCTTTAGACACGGAGAGTGATATATGGCTATGCTGCGATTGGTGTTACGGCAATATCATGCGGATGCGGATGGTCGCCTCGGTGGGACTACCTTCTACACTGCAGATGTCCAAGTTCCCGATGAACTTCAGGGGTTAGAAATCGTCGGTGGTGAGTGGATGCAGCCTCGGGAGTCTCGGGAACTCGGTCTGGCTATTAAAGAGAACTGGACCCCTGAACCACGGGATGAGAACATAAGCCCTGAAAGAGCGGCGGAACTTGCTGTCCGAGCAGGACGTCCATCCTCTGGGAGATTTGCCTGATGCCAGTCACCGTAAGAAAGAAAAGAACAGGCGAAAGTGGCAAGCCCTGGAAAATCGTGGAGGAGTCTGGTAAGGTAGTTGGTGAGTCCGACACGAGGGAGAAGGCCAAAATAGCGGCTTCTTACAGGAATAAAGCATATAAGAAGAAAGGTGGGGGGTAACTAATGGCAACAGAACAGATGTCTCTTATTTCAACCCCCGATAGCGTTGATCAGAAGAACAGTGGCTTTACTGTTATGGAGCCGTGGCTCAAGCTGGTCAATGACTTGAGGGATGGGACCGCCAGACTGCGGAACCAGCATGATCATTATCTGCCATCTTTCTCAAGGGAGGAAGCCAAGAACTACGAGCGGCGTTGGAAACAGGCCACTCTATATCCTTCCTTTGAAGAAACAATCGGAATGCTCACCGGTAAGGCTTTTGCCAAGCCCCCTGACCTGAGTGAAGAAGATGTTCCCCCACAAATCCGGGGAAATGAACCTACGGAGGCTGGCATCGTTGAAAACATTGACCTCCAGGGAAATCACTTCCAGGTGTTCGCCGAGAACTTCTTTAAACGGGGCCTCCGTTCTGGTCTTGTTCATCTCTTTGTTGACAGCACCCAGTTACCAGCCGGGGCTCAGACAGAAGGCCAGAAACAAGAGGCAGGTCATCGTCCCTATTGGGTGATGTATGATGCTATCCAGGTGTTCGCCTGGCGCTACAAGATCGAGGGTGGTCGCCCTGTCTTAACACAGGTCCGTATTCTGGAGACTATCCAGGAGGAGGCCGGTGAGTTCGGGGTCAAAGAGCACCAGCAGATCCGGGTATTGGAGATCGGAAGATATAGAATCTTCCGGAATGTAGAAGGCACCTGGGTGGAGAAGCCAGAGGGAGAAGAAGGTGGTGGTAATGTCATTACTGGCTATGATGGCAAGCCCCTGAACTATATCCCCTGGGTAACCTTCTACACAGATGAGAACAATGGCTTCATGACGGCAGTTCCTCAGCTCTTGGATCTGGCGTATCAGAACGTCAGGCACTTCCAGAAGCAGTCGGATTATGATAACTGTATGAGTGTTGCCTGTTTCCCTGTGTTCTGTGCCACCGGCATCCCAAGTGATGAACAGGGAGATATCGCCCTGGGGCCTTTTACCGTCTGTAAATCAACAAATTCAGATGCAAAGTACTTCTTTGCTGAACACTCCGGGGCTGCACTCTCTGCCGCCAGACAAGATCTCCAAGACCTGAAAGAAGATATGGCCATGCACGGGCTCAGAATGATGATGCCGAGGCCTGGGGCAACCCCCACTGCCACAGCCGAGGCTATCACAGAGGCCAGTGCTACGAGCCAGCTACAGGTTGCGGTGCTTCGTCTCAAGGACTGTTTAGAAACAGCCCTTTCTTACACCGCCGACTGGTTGGGCCTTGGTAAGGATAACGGAGGCTCAATCAAGGTCGATCTTAAGTCCGTTGCCCTGACCACTGCGGATATTGACACTCTGCTCAAAGCAGCGGGTGCGCCACAGAAGCCAGTGATCGATGCTGAGACTGCCATTGATGAAATGAAGCGCCGGGGCTTCCTTGATGAGTCTGTAGATGCCAAGGAAGTGATTGGTCGGTTGGAGAAAAATGCGTTGCAGAGCCCCATAGCGGGCCTAGCTGGTGCTTTCCTGAAACCCCCGCAAGCCCCGGCCCCTGCTGTTAAGCCTCCTGGAACTGTGGTGCAATGATCTACTATCATTCATCTGAGGAGATGCCCGAGTTAGGGGATGAGTCTGTTCATTGTGTGATCACATCACCCCCATATCCGATGATCGCAAAGTGGGACGAGTGCTTCCACCGGCAGGGCGCAGATAGCTTCCAAAATATGCATTCTATTCTTGGAACTGTCTGGAATGAATGCTACCGTGTCCTTGTCCCGGGTGGCATCATGTGCGTGAATATCGGGGATGCCACCAGAACGAAAGATAAGGAGTTCGTCTGCTGGCCAAATTATGCCTATATGATGGTAGATTGCATGCATATTGGGTTTACACCACTCATCCCTATCCTCTGGAAGAAAATTAGTAATCGGCCTAATGCCTTCCTCGGTTCTGGATTTCAACCTGTGAATGCTTATATCAGTCAGGATTGTGAATACATCGCCATAATGAGGAAGGGCAGGCTCCGGCAGTTTTCTGATGAGGAAAAGGTCCTCCGAAAGGACTCCTCATTCACTAAAGAGGAACGGGATCTGTGGTTCCAGCAGGTGTGGGAAATCACAGGTAAGATGGGGGCTAAGAAAGACTCCGGTTGGCCAGTGGAAATTCCCTACAGGCTTATGCGAATGTTCTCAATAAAAACAGATATTATCCTTGACCCATTCTGTGGAAATGGTAATGAATTCTTATATACTCAATGGGACCGATCCTTTGTCGGTTACGAGGTAACCGATGCCAAAATCAACCCGTGATCTTGAAGAACAGATCCGCCTTGCCCGCACGATTGCTTGGCAGAATCAGTTAGATCAGTTCACTGATTCTTCTTTGCAATTCCTCCAAAAGTCTATTGGCCAAGCGCAACTCGAGACGGCTACTCGTCTTGAGCACTGGGCTGGCCACCCGACCCCAACAGGATGGAGTGAAGACAGGTCTCATGCACTCCTTAATGAACTGGGTGCTATGAGTGTGGCCACCCAAAACCTTATTACTGGGCATATTGGAGAAACAGCCAGCCATGCTGGCTCTGCCTCTCTTGGTATGCATAATGATATCGTTTCTTGGGGTGGCCGGGCTGTTCCTTTTAATGCAGTATCATTGACCCTTGATCAAATTAGAGAACTGGTCTATGGTCAACCTGTTGGTGGCCGACTGCTTCAGGACTGGGTTCACAGGACGTTTGACGCCAACCTAATAGAGGGAATACGACAAGAGATGCTCACAGGATTGCTCCAAGGCGAGTCCTATCCTAAACTAATTGATCGTATTGCCGAAGGTTGGGGCATGACGAGGATTCAGGCCACCACCTTGACAAGAACGTATGTCCAGAGCGCCAATACTGGTGCTATGATGGCTATCTACAATAGGAATAAAGACATCATAAAGGGTTGGAAGTGGGTTGCCACGATGGAAGTCGGGGGGCCTCATGGTGGCGGCACCTGTCTTAGATGCGCCGTTCTGGATGGTCATGTCTATCTGTGGACAGATCCGGAGGCCCCAGAAATTCCATTGCACCCAAACTGTCGCTGTGTTCCTATGCCAATCACCTTGACTTGGAGGGAACTTGGCCTGGACATCAATGAAATGGAAGATGTCTACCGGCCTTGGACTTATTCCGATTTGAATATCAGGGAAGGCCGGGGTGGTAAAGTTATTCCTATGGGGTTCCACCAAGGGGATTTCGGTAGCCTCTACCCAACGCTCCCCGATGATACACAGAAGAACATTGTCGGCCCTGGCCGTTGGCAACTCATTAAGGATGGTATCGTCAAGTTCGCTGATCTTGTAGACCCAACTACAGGACAGCTACGTCTCCTGGAAAAGGTGGGTGGAAAGATTATTGGGTTAGCTGGGTTTGGTGCTCAAACTGGGGTGGAGTTGCCTTTTGTCCCCCTTGGCCCAGCCCCAATAGCCCCTGAGATTCCACCAGCGGCTCCAGGAGAAGCGATTTTACCACCGCCCGTAGAAACCCCCCAACCCGCCAATGAAAAGGCCGTCATGGATGCCTTCGCCAATCCGGATATGGTGTCTCGTGAACCTATTAGTAGTGGTATCAACTCTTCTGAAAAAGTAGTTTTGAATGCAACAGATCCATATTCAGGGAAAGAGTTGAAGGGTGTGTTTAAAGCAGTAGCGAATGAAGATCGTTTCGCTGGCAGAATATCCATGACGAATGAAGACTTCACATTGGCGGAACGAGAAGCCCTATCTTTCCAGGTGGCTAAGCAATTAGGAATGGAAGATATCTTTCCCGAGACTGTTTATACTCATATTGCCGGTGAGCCGGGTTCTATTCAACGTTGGGTTGAAAAGACAGCTACTGCTCATAGTAAATGGGGTGGTGCTTCCGATTATCATTTTAATGAATGGGATGGTATTCGTGGAACCTTGTTTGATGTCCTTATTGGAAACACTGATCGCCATTTGGAAAATATTCTTGTGGAGAAAACGGGGGCTAAGAGAATAGTCCTGATTGATCATGGCTACACCTTTATCAATCACTCCAGAGATCTTCCTCTTGATTTCCTTGAGCAACTCCGTATTGGTTTTCTCAGGGAAGAAATGATGTATAAAACCCCTGGTAAGCCAGAAGTGATTATAGGTGAACACTACCCCTTCGGTAGGAATATTCCACAGGAAAAGGTTGATGCCTTTGTGGCCAAACTCAAGAATGCGGATATTACTGAACTTGTTAGGGGCTCCCGGATGAGTCAGTCTGAGATTGATGGATTCACACAGCGAAAAGAGTGGTTAATTGATAGATTAGAACATGATGGTTTGGAGAGGACTCTTAAGGAACTCGCAGAACGGGTGGAAACCTGGTAAGAGTCTTTTTAATATTTGGCTATAATAAATTAGGAGATATTCCAAAAGATGAAACGTATAATCTTTCATGAACTCGGTGATAATATGGAAATCCTAGTAGCTGGTGAGGTTCATCTCTTGGATGATGGATCTCTAAAGTTTTCGGACGAAGCCTTCCACAATCGTCTGGAAACCCAACCTGTATTACAATGGCTTCCTGATGGTGGAAAGCGGCTGTTGCGCCCGTCTGACGAGGATAAAGAAGCCTGGTTCACAGCTCTGCCAATCCAATTCAATGGTTCTCATTTCTGTGCATCTGATATAATCGAAGAATAAAAAATCATTATTTTCTGAGAAAAAAAGAAATCTCTTGTCTTTCTGTGAGGTCGTGATTATACTGACCTCAAATGAGACTTGAGGTTCCTATCTTTTATGTAGCCCCATTTGGAGGAAACCCCTCCTTTGTGGGGCTTTTTTCATTTGGCCCCGGAGCTGGCTCCGGCAGACACAACGAGGGCAGGCCCTCGTGATAAGGTGGCTTTATGCCTTGGAAAGTCCAAGAAGTTGAAGTTGACGGCAATAAGGTGGCGCTGGTTGTAGCTGACCAGGCTGGTAACCCGATCTGGGTTGATGAGAAGGGCATGGAAACTGGTCAGGATGTTGTCAGACTCCGGGCCCAACTCACAGACGCAAACAAGGAAGCAGCGGACTTCCGTGTCAAGCTCAAAGCAGCCGAGGAAGTCGTCGCCACTTTCGAGGGTGTTGACCTGGAAGAGGCCAAGAAAGCCATCGAGACCGTCAAGAACTTCAAAGACCAGGAGTTTGTTGCGGCCGATAAGGTCAAGCAACTGAAAGACCAGGCTGTGGAAGAAGTTAACCGAGCCTGGCAGACCAAGCTCGAGAAAGTGGAAACGGGCTACAAGACCCAGGTTGAGGATCTCACCGGCAAGGTGAATCAGCAAGACCAAACGGTCCGTAACCTTATGGTCCGTGGTGCCTTCGAAGGCAGCCAGTTTATCAAAGAAGGTGTCGCTGAGAACTACTTCCCTGAGGTCTTATACACCATGTTCGGACAGAACTTTGAAGTCCGGCCTGGTGAGAATGGCGCCGATCCGGTGGTGGTGGCCAAGGTGAATGGCGAGGAGATTTATTCCCCGGCCAATCCCAGGCAACTCGCCAGCCCGGAGGAAGCCATCGAGATTTTGATTCGGGCGCACCCGCACAGCAAGAGCATTCTGCGGGGCTCTGGCGCAAGTGGGTCTGGTGCACAGACCGGTACTGGTGGTGGTGCGGTCGGCAAAGTCCAGGAAATGAAAAACCAGTATGAAGCGGCCAAGAAGGCCGGAAACGTCACCTCTATGGTGGCCCTTAAGAACGCAATCTTTCAACAAGACCCCAGCTTCACAGGTTAGATGGGCTGAGGAGCGGGGCGAAAACCCGAGGGGGAAATAAATTATGTCGAACGTAAGTGCTGCCGCAACCGTATGGAATGTTCCCAATTATGTAGGGGAACTTTATCTGATCGGTGCAAACAAGACCCCGTTCCTCAACATGATCGGCGGGCTCCAGGGAGGAGCCATCGCCGTTGTCCAGGCATTTGAGTTCCCGGTCGCCCAGGAATACAACCTGGAATCTGCGGCTCAGCCCTCTATCACTGAAACTGCTTCTCTTACGGCGTCCAGCTTCCTGATCTCCTACGTTCGGGGCCAGGATGTCAACACGGTTCAGATCTTCGAAAAGACCATCAGCGCCAGCTACGCCAAGCAGTCCATGATCGGTGCCATCTACGTGAGTGGCGCCGGCAACGTCATGCTTGGAACCCAGCCTGTGGGGAACGAAATGGACTTCCAGGCTGCGGCTACCCTTCAGCAGGTGGCCGTGGACGTGGAATACACCTTCCTCCAGGGGGCCTATCAGAAGGCCACCAATGCTGGTGTCGCCGCCAAAACTCGTGGCATGAATGAGTGCTGCACCACCAATACCGTGAACGCCTCCAGTGCTGCCCTTTCCAAGACTCTGGTGGATCAGCTCCTGCGGACCATGGCGGGCAACGGTGCCCCGTTCAACAATGCGGTCATCTTCGTCAATGCCTTCCAGAAGCAGAAACTCAGCAATATCTACGGCTACGCCCCGGAAGACCGGAACGTCGGTGGTGTGAACATCAAACAGATCGAGACTGACTTCGGGATGCTCGGCATCGTTTGGGATCCGTTCCAGGCTGCTGGCACTCTGCTCTGCGCCGAAGTCAGCGTGTGCCGCCCGGTGTTCTGCCCTGTCCCCGGGAAGGGCGTCCTGTTCCGTGACAGCCTGGCGAAGACTGGTGCCGGTGACTCCGAAATGATCTATGGCCAGATCGGTCTGGATCATGGTCCCGAGGAATATCACGGCACGATCACCAGCCTGGCCACCTCTTAACCTTTTCTACCGTATGGGCCTGGGCCTGGTTTAATAACACCAGGCCCGCCTACGGCACAGGAGAAACACAATGGCAAGAGGATCCACGAATACCCCTCCTCCCACCCAGGATATGGGTCTCAGTCCTGCTCTCCGTAACCAGCTGTACCTCATGGCCAAAGCGCAAGCAGGTGATATGGTCATGGTCGTCACTCCGGCAACGGATGGTCCGGCTGCGACTGGTGTCGCCTGGACAAAAGACTTTTATGTCGAACTCCAGACTGCGGCCGGAGAGGTTCACACCTGGTTCAATAAGACTGTGACCAGCCAACTCAGTGTTGGCGATACCAGTGGTGCTGGGACAGCGACCATTTCTCCGGCGGCAAATGCTGCCTGGGTGGATGGTGTCTGCAAAGTCACAATGTCCGGTGATGCCCAGGCCTGGAATGCCGGACAATCTGCTACCCTGACGGTGGCTGCAATGACCATCCTGGGCTACGTTCTGGCTCAGAAAACTGGCGTCCGGACCTTCGTGTAAGGGGCGCAGGAGGATACAGAAATGGCAAGAGGATCCACAAGTATTCCGCCTCCGTCCTTGGATCTGGGACTCTCTCCCGGAATCCGGAAGCAATTAGCCCTGTTCGCCAAGGCCCTGGCTGGTGATATGGTCATGGTGGTTACTCCGGCTACCAAAGCCCCGGCCCCTACGGCAATTGCCTGGACTCAGGATTTCTATGTTGAACTCCAGACTGCGGCTGGTGAAGTCCATACCTGGTTCAACAAATCGGTGGCCACTGGTCACAGTGTCGGTGATACCTCCACTGCTGGCACAGCCTCCCTTTCCCCGGCCACTACCACGGCTTGGGTGGATGGTGTCGCCAAGATCACCATGGCAGGTGATGCACAGGCCTGGCTCAACACCGAGACCGCTACCCTGACGGTGGCGCAGCTCGTCGTGTTGGGCTACACACTGTCTGCAAAGACTGGTGTGCTGACTTTCACCACTCCGTAAACCCCAGGATTGGGGCTGGGCGGGGTGATAAGGCCCGGAAGTCCCAGCCCTATTTTTTCAAGGAGTTACCTTATGGCCAAGTTTTTCAAAGCCACGAATAGGGAGAACCCGAAACATCATCTCCCTGCTGTTTTGTGGAATGAACGTGCGGGGAAGCCCCACTTCGAATTCGCCAGGGGACCCTCGGGACTCCATGAGTTTGAAACGGACGATGATGATGTTATCAAAATCCTAAGGGATAGGGGTTATGACGAAGAGCCGAGAAAAGATCTTTCCGGAAAGCCCCTCCCGCTCAAAGCCCATGAAGTCTATCCCGAAGCGGCGGCAATCCCGGAACCGGAAGCTCAACCCGCTGCTGCCCCGGCTGCTGCCCCGGCTGCTCCTCCGCCCAAGCGGAGAAGGTAAAGCAAATGGCTGAACTCACAAGCAAGAAACGTAACGCCTTGCCGGACTCGGCCTTCGTATTTCCTCCGACGGCGAACAGCCCAGGGCGTTACCCTATCCACGACAGGCGACATGCGGCCAATGCCTTATCCCGGGTAGCTCAGTTCGGCACCCCTGAGGAAAAGGCCAAAGTCCGGGCAGCTGTCTGTAAGAAGTATCCGGACTTGCCAGCGTGTAGTGAGGGAAAATAATGGCGGATATCGACCCGAAAGTGTCGCAGAAAATCTTCAAAGATTACAGTAGAGGGATTGGTGTCTCCGACATCAGCCAGCGGCACGGAGTTACCCCCCAGGTCGTCAAGAAAGTCGTGAAATTTGAATCGGTTGTTCATACCAGGGTGCAAGAAGCCCTGGATAAGGCAGCCAAAACACAGAAACCGACTACCCCCAAGTCCAGTAAGCCGAAGGCTGGTGCTAAGGGGTAAAAATGATCGGGATCTGTTTACCGAAAGACTTTGACCATTGACCCCTTTGGGGTCATAGCGGGGGTCAACAATCATGAGTCATGCAAGAATGATCGAATTACTGGAGGAGATGTGCAGCCGGCTTCGGGTCATGGGCGGCATCCTCACCAGTAAAAGCCCCTCGGCTAGTCCGAGTTCATCCCCTTCAGAATCACCTTCAGCATCGCCTTCTGCGAGCCCGTCAAAGTCACCATCGGCCTCTCCGAGCCAAAGCCCATCGGCTTCCAAATCACCGAGCGCCAGTCCGAGCGCCAGTCCTTCAGCATCGGCTTCGCCTAGCGCTAGCCCGAGCGCCAGCCCCTCGGCCTAATGAGGTGATTTAATGACAATAACCATCGTCGTCGAGACCGGGGCAGTGGTAGCAGGAGCTAACAGTTATATTGCCCTGGCCGACTGGAAACTCTGGGCGGATGCCAGGGGGTATGACTATTCCTCTTCCGGGGATGAAATCATCAAGGCAGCCCTGGTCCGGGCAACAGCCTACTTGAATGACTTGCCTTGGAAGGGTTTCAAAACAGATAGATCTAACCCACTGGTATGGCCTCGTTATGGTGACGAGGGACCGGGCAACTACATAAATGCCCTCCGTTATCCTATGACGTATTGGACTGGTGTCCTTGATCGAGACGGTTATTGGGTTGGAATAGCAGAAGTTCCAAAGGAAGTAATCAATGCCCAATGCGAAGCCGCCTGGATTATCCTTGGTGGCGCTGAATTGGAACCCTCTCTGGAACGGGGTGGCATGATTGCCTCTGAATCTGTATCTGGGGCTGTTGCTGTTACCTATTTTCCAGGGGCTTCAGCGGAAACGAGGTTCGTGGCAATAGAGAAACGGATATCGGGGCTCCTTAAGACCAAGGGAACATTCCGGATACTGAGGGCTTGATGGCAAACCAGTATGATCGCTTCGTTGCCCTTGCAGTAAAGCTCCTTAAGAAGTGGGGGATGCCGATTTCCTTGCGCCGGGAGTTATCTACCCTTGACCCAGCCACTGGGGGGGTTATTTCCGGCCCAACCCTTGAGCAAGAACTGGTTGGACTCTTCGTCCCAAATATGTATAGGAAGCTCCTCACAGTGGATCTGTGGCCAGGAGTGGTGGTTCAAGCAAATGACCGGACTCTTCTTGTTTCTGCAAAGTCCTATGACTTTTACCCTGAGCCGGGAGATCGGGTTCATCTTCCTGATGGCCGAGACTTTGATATTGTTGGCATGATCCCAATGGACCCTGTTGGTACACCCATAACTTACCAGCTGTTGGTGAGGAGATAGGATGGCTACTTTCACCATTGATCTGGCGAACTTTGCTGAAAAAGCACACCTGAACGCCAAGACAGTCATGAAAAAAGTTACCCTGGATTGTTATACCAGGGTGGCCATGAGAACTCCCGTAGATACTGGTCGGGCCAGGGGTGGGTGGCAGATAAGCGGTTCTGGAATGAGTGGTGGTGAAACAGGAGCCTTAGATTCAACTCCGACTGGGACTCCGAATCCCGGGTGGGGTGGAGCTGATGTGGGTAACATTGGAGAAGAAGGGGCATTCATCTTCAATAATGTGGTTTACATCATCCCTTTGGAATATGGTCATAGTAAACAGGCCCCGGCTGGGATGGTTCGGTTAACGGTTGCTGAGTTTGACCAGATGATCGCTGCTGCGATCGCAGGTATGGGATGAGCACGATAAACGCCACAATCCGGGGTTTATTTAACGCCAGATTAAAGACGCTCTCACCGGCTCTACCTGTCGCCTGGGAGAACTTTGAACTATCTACAGTCACAGGAACCCCTTGGTTAATGGCGACACATCTCCCGGCGAAACCGGATAGTATGACTCTTGGAGATGACACCTGGTGGAATAGGCCAGGGATATTCCAGGTG